CAACAGCCGCAAATCCAAACTCGCCTCCAAATATTCGTTGTGTAAGACTATTTACGAAAACGACTGTTTGAACATTAACGTTTGCAAAGAACTGAAAAATATGCTGAAAAACGATAAGAACGTACACTTTAGCAATGTGGGAATGACGACAAGTCTAGACGAGAGCATCATTATTAGCCACATGGAAAAGTGTAACACGGCACCAGTAGAAGTACCAGTGGCCGGCGGCACATCAGTGGCTGTCGGTTAAATTTCAAAAATTTTAACATCTTTGAAATTTTATTCAATGTCCCAATCGCTGTCGATCGACGGCCACACTGTTGGCGTGAAACGACAGGAAAGTGTAAAACAAGACCATCAATTTAAAAGGAATCGTTTCCAAGTCGAGAACCATGTTGATGTAGTCGTCTTCATCGCAACGAACGGCACCGACTTTGGTCGCCGTTTCGTCGACAAAATGGTCCACAATTTCCATCATGATACATTGCATGTCTAGTGTTTTGTTACATTTCAAAATGAAGGCTCGCATTTCTCTCGGGTCGACATCCATGTATTTTATCGAGGCTTGTTTAATACACTGATATAACTGAGACATTTATATTATAATTTTTAATTCTTTGGCCTTTTCAAAATCTTCGTCAGTCAAAGGCGTAACTTGACCATCACCCAGATATTTACCAACCACGGATTTCTTATCCAAAACGAAACCCTCGTACACGTACAGTCCGTACTCGTTCTTTTGCATAGTGATGGTCTGAGAAGGGAAAAGATTCTTAATCAATCGATCACCGGCTTTGACCACAAATGGAACCAAAAGTTTAGTCTGATGGTGAGGATGAACCAAATCTGGACGTTGAGATTTTTTCTTAGATTTTTGTACAGGTTCTGAAAGTGGCGGCGATCGGTCCACTCCCGACGATGGCGCTTTGCGTTTGGGACCGACGGTGAATTTACGAGGCGACGTTTGCTTGCGTTTACGTTCCGATGATCCGACGAGAGACATTTCCGACATGAGCTGATGCAGAGGAACCGGGGGATGGGGGGTAAGAAAGCGACGACGAACGGCGACGGCGATTTTTCGACGCGGCGGCGAAGGTGAAGGCGTCAGAGGCAAAGAATCTACTGGAAATAATTGTCTGACGTGTGACGGTTTAGATGTATCCATGCTCTTTCAGTTTCAAATCCAAAAACGATTCAATATCAATGACTGTATAGGGAACTTCAATCAAAACAATATTGTTTTTCAAACACAAATCTCTTTTAATTTGATCCCTATACTTTTGATTGAGAAAAGCGTCACGCGACGAGTGAAAATGAGGCACGTAGTGGTAATGCTGTTTACCTTGATATTCTACGGCGAGAGCCAGCTCAGCGTTGTAGCAGTCCAATTCGAGATCGACTTTAGTGACGGGATTGCGCAAAAAAGTGGGACGCTTTTTGGGAAAGGGTCGATTGAAGCGCTCCTCCAAGTGACGTCGGCAAGCCAATTCACCGCGACTGTCGGCCGGCGCGGTTGAAGTACTAATGGACGTGTCTACTGGTCTGAAAGCGTGAGGAAAACGTTGGCGCCAATCGCTGCCGAGCAAATGGGGGTCGCTAGTGCCGCGAACGCCGCGGGCACGTCTGAAAATGGCGTACACGCACAGCGTGACAAAGGCAATGAGAAACAAACGACCTTTGCCAATGTTTCGCCACCAGGATGTCGGCTTTTTTCTCATGTCATAAAAAGATTTTATTAATGAGAACCCTAGTGAAATAATTAATCTTAATTTTTCCAGAATAAAATAATTCGAGGAGACATTTGGGATGAATGAAACCGCAGCCGGTAGATTCGGCATCGTTTCCCGTATTTATCCTAGGTAAAACGTCAACGGCGTCAACGTGAGCGAAAAACACGCACACTTGACGGCTAATGTTTTTGTACTTGAATTTGAACATGTTGCGCGTCAGTTGACTCTTATCCAACTTGAGGTTGGTCTCTTCGAAAAGTTCACGAACGGCGCACTCGCGCAACGATTCGCTTTCGTTGACGATGCCTTTCGGAATACCCCAGTAGAGATTGTACGATTGATTGATTAAAATACCGCGACGACTGACGACGCAAACGCCGGCACACTGTTTGGGTTTGTCGTCATCTTCGTAGAAATCGGCCGTGTCCTTATAGTCCACGTTCAAGACGCATTGGCAATTTCTGAAACAGGTAATTGCCATTTAATTCTTTTTCGAGCTTCTTGAGCGTCTTTTTCTTTCCAGTATTTCTTGACTTCGCGCTCAAATATCTTGATCCATTTTTCGTAGGACGACGTCAGCGACGTTTGGCAAATCTTGTAATACATGTTGATTTTGAATTCCACGGATTTACTCGAGCGAAAAGCCATGGCGTCCGATTGAGGTGTCAACTCTGCCGACGGTAACTGCTGATAAAAGACGCTGTCGACGTACGTGTCAATGACGGCATCTGGTGGCGGAGGTTGGATGGCGCCTAGCGTGTAGACGCGTCGAGGTTTGACTATGACGTGCGTCGAGAATTGGACGAGAAATTCAAAGAGCTGTTTGGGTGTTTTACTGTCGGCTCCGCGTCGCAACGTTTGCAAATACTGACGCGGCTGATCGACGTCGTGTTTGTAAAAACTCTCCAGCACCTTGACGACAATGTCAAAGAAGGCGAATTTACCCGGCTCTTGGTGACAGTAGAGAAAAAAGACAAACATGTCGTAGCCGGGACGCAAATGTTCGTAGATGCCTTTCTTTTCGAGCTGTCGCATGCCCCACGTTTCACCGGTGACGCTATCGCTGCCGCACGACATGCCAAAATCGATAATGACGGGATTGAAACAATTGGAAAAAGACACGTGATATTGATCGAAAAGAATTTGCGTTTTTTTACTAGAAAAATGAATCAAGACGTTTTCCAAATGTAAATCGTAGTGCCCGAAACGGAAGGCCGATTGAGCCATTTCAAGCGCGACGCACATTTGCATGGTGAGCGTGATGAATTTTTGACGCGACATTTTCGACATGGCCGATTTGAAGGTTTCACCGTCGACGAAACGCGTCAAGTTGTAGGGTCCTGAATTGCGATGAAACGAGGCGTACGTTTCGACAAACATGGGCACGTTGAGAGCGTTGAGGTGCTGTCCGGCCACGTACTCGCGTCGGGCGTGATCAAACAGTGCCGGCTTGTTGAAATGCTTGAGAACGACGCGATGATCGACGTCGTCGTGACGGACAGTAGCCGTGTACACTCGTCCCTGCTTGTTGGTCAAATTGTTCATGGCCTGTACGCGCGTCATCCATTCGTGCATTTTGTAGGGTCGCTGGTGTCGCGGATGTTGACAGCCGTCCAAGGGACCGCACCCGCACGCGTCACTCGTTTTCATTACCAAATCTTGACAAATAGCCGGTGTCAACATGATTTTTTATTCTCTCCTCACAGTTTAATTTAGTTAAAAGTAGTCCATCATTAAGAAAACCATTACCATGATTTCGAAATCCAAATTATCCATCCTTAATGCTATCAATCAATTCATGTCGGACGACTTTTTGTTTGGCAACGTGGACCTGATCGAGAAATGGCACAGCGGCGAGACTCAGAAACGCGTGGGATTGATGTTGGGCTTGAAACAGAGAGAAGTCGTCCAGGGACCTCAGCGAAACATTAGCGCTTACCTCTTTTTTTGCGAGTCGAAACGTCGCGAGATTTTGGAAACCAATCCCGGCATCAAACCCAACAAGGTCATGATTCTTTTCGGAGAGTCGTGGCGCAATTTGAGCGACCAGGAGAAACAACCGTTTATCGACAAGGCTATGGTCGACAGGGAGCGCTACAACAAGTATTTGGAGAGTAAAGTGCGACCGAAAAAGAACGCCCGACCGAGTATTTATAATTTGTTTTGTACCGACGAACGACGCGCCATCAAAAAGGATCATCCCGACATGAACGCGTCCGACGTCAGACGAGAGCTAGGCAAAAGATGGAAGGCCGTCAAAGAAACGAATCCAGATCTTTTGAAAGAGAAATATGGATACGTGATTGAAGAGAGTCAAGATGTGGTAGGAAATCTCTAAATAATATCGTTCAACAGCTGACAAATGGCTCGATCGAATTTAGATTGATATTTGGCGACGATGGCGGCGGGTAGAGGGATGCAACGATGCTGTAAAATGAGCGACCAGTCCAACCGGTGACCGTAAATATCGATGATATCGGTGGCGAGTTCGGGTTCGCGGCTCATTTTTTTCCAATCAACCAGCGATTCGACGAGTTTCAATTTAAAGCTTTCGGGCACGTGCACGGGGAACGAGATGTGAAGCGGTAGCTGTTTAAAAAGATTCGGCCAGTCGATGGTATTTTGAAACGAGTAGTCCACCATGAGAGCGAGAGCAAATTTGTGAACGTCTGTGCGCAACAAGCGTTCACATTGATCGTACCTGGCTTGAGACATGATGAGCGCGCGCAGTCTCTCTCAAATAGCTTTATGTAGATGAAATCAAATATTTCTAAAAAATTTTCACACTTTTTTAGAAATGTATTTCTTGGGGAATAGATTTCAGAATGCGTTCGACAACGGTGGGTGACAATTCCAATTTGGTACAGAAATCCACGAGAACAATAGAGGGATTGTATTGCCGGCGAATGTAAATGAAAACAAAAGCGGCGACAATCATGTACATGCGTCGATTGATTTTCGTACGAATAAAAGCCATAATATCGGGACGATTGATGAATTTCAAAAAGGTCTCGTCCCTTTCGAGACCGATGTGTTTGAAAATCATGTCGGCCGTGTCCGAGTACGACTCGCGCAGGTAGCACAATTCGGGTATTTTTAGTTTGACTAAATTGAAGCCTTTATTGGCGAAATGATTGGTCAAGCCAAACCACCTGATGACCGTGTCGTAACTTTGAGGACATTTTTTCAGCATCAAGACGTGAAAGAGCGACGCGCAAATGATGGCTTTTCGGTAGTTTCCGCGATGAATACGTTGATTACAGGCCATGATAAAGTACTTGTTGGTCATTTCGACAATTTCCGGACTGAGATTTAAAAATTCCATTTCTTTACGAATGCCAATGTTGGCCTTTTGTTGAATTTGGTCCTGGTTGGTGTTTTGACACGTCATTTGTTGACGACAACGATTGCAAAATGTCCCGTCATTATTTTCAAAGTAGACGTGCTGACATTCAACGTCGACATGGTCGACTGGTTGAACGTCTCGATCTTTTGACGATAAATAATTTTCAAATAGACAAAACATTTCGTTTTCGTTTTTACCTTCTGCGCACGCTTTTAAGTTTCAATTTAACTCCGTAAAGCATTACGACAAGTAGGACGGCGACAGCTATAGGAATGCCGTAAGTGGACCAAGCCGACTCTTTGGCTAGGGGACGTAAATCGAACGTGATCACTCCACCGCACTGGGCTTGCTTGTAATGAAAGGGTCGTTCGAGTTGCACATGTTTATTGTGACGATGCGTCGCGATTTTAAAGTAGCCATCGTTCGGTCCCCATTGCGGGCCCCAAGTGTTGCGACAAATCCAGTAGGGAACCGATTCGTAGGTGAAAGAACTGGTTTGCACGTCGGCGGCGACACCCCAACCGACGATGACGACCGTGATGGCGCCGACGAGAGACGCGGGAGACGCGAATTTGGTGTGCGGATGATGAGTGACGACACGATCGAGATAGATGCCGTGTTCACCGAAATGACCCGACAAGAAATTGGAGTAGACCAACATACCGGCTATGACGGGTCCTTGAGTGACGATCGCTTGTTTGATGGCGTCAATGTCCGTCAGCCAGCGCACATTGTCGACGGTGGCTTGAATTTTAGAGAGACACGAGCAACGCGGCGTGGTCGACGACGACAATTGACTGACAAGTTGCGCGGCATTACCTTCGGCCGAGTGACATTTCATGCAAGGTGTGTAGTCGAACGCGGGTTCGCCGTGAACGATGCGTCGATCTTGCAGAGTCGAGACGACGGTGACGGCGAAATTGTTGGCACACGTTCCCTGATGACGGGCGACGGGAAGAGACACGTGATGACGCCAATCGAATTCGACGGGAAAGACATTTTGATGAGCAGCAGCAGCGACCGTGGCGGCAATGTACTTGTTGAATTGCAAATCGGTTTTGTAGAGACTGAAAATGGGACAATCTTCGCCGCCGTGGTCGTTGTCGCTGCGATGTTGCCGCACGATTTTATCGACGGCCGTGTGTTTGACGGGTTGCGCTGCAGGATGAGCGGGATGCAGAGGAACTACTTCTTTCGCCATGATGGAATGCGATTGTCTGGCCGGTGAGTGGGCGAGAACATCGGAAAACTGGGGCATTTGCGTCAACGGTTGACCGTGAGCGTGCGGGTAGTCACGAGGTGGTTTTTCTTTTTCGTAATGAGAGGTTTTATCCATACTTTTATTGTTCAGAGGTTGATTTCCCTGAAGCTGAGAATACGTCAGATAATTGTTCATAATTTATTCTACATTTACCTGAAATAAAAAAAGGTAAATCAGTCTCGACATTGAAACGATGCCCAGCGCATGGAACTAAAAAGAAACCCATTGTGGGTTATTTAAGCTGTGTTGCTGACAATGCCAAGTAGTCGTGGAATTGAAACGGTGACGAACGCTCGTGTTTTGAAAGTTGCATCAAACGTTCACCATGTCGGAAAATTTAGTCAGTACCATTTTAGAACTACTCAATGACTTGGTTAAAGCACAACAAAATACAGTGGACGCATTTATAGATAGAATATCTGTCAGGTATTCTCTGAACGAATTGGAACTGCGAACGTTGTGGAATGGCAGTGACCCTGATACTGTAGCGACTTTAGTCAACGACGACAACAAGTGCACTCACACGTTCACCAAAGGTCAACGTATCGGGCAACAGTGCGGTCAAAAGAATTCCGGAAACACGACGAAATGCAGCAAACACCAAAAGAAATTGAAAGAGCAACGATCGACGACCGCCGCCTCGACCACCATCACGACGTCGTCGACAACCGTGACCGACGACGGCATGCGAGACATTCCTCTGATGTTTAGTAAAATCACTAGCGTTTTGGCTTCGGATACGGAAGACTCTTCGGATTAAATTTCAAAAACACATTATATATTTTTGAAATTTTTTAATAACGACGACCCCAAGAAGCGCCCACGACTACTGGAGCTGGATTTGGAGCTGGAGCTGGAGCTGGAGCTGGATTTGGATTTGGCGGAGGTGCTGGATTTGGATTTGGCGGAGGTGCTGGATTTGGATTTGGCGGAGGTGCTGGAGCTCTCGAATTTCGTTCTTGTACAATGAGATCAATGTCAAAGACTTTTTGATTAAACGGTTTAAATTCTGAATTGATGACGGCCTTCACGTCGACGCTCATAACATCTTTAGTCAATAGATAGTTTGGTGGAATGGCCGGAGTCGTTCCCTCGGGCATGTACAATGGCATACGCATGGGATCGAGTCGCATGAGGGCCGTTTGACTGTAGGCATTTTCGACGAGATGCAACAGTTCATAGCCGACGATGGCGTCTCCGTCCAATTCCATTTGAGCTTCGCGCAAAAATTGCAACGTATTGTAGCCGCGATTGCGAGCCAATTGAGCCAGAAATTTATCGCCCGTGTCGCCGCAACCGTAGTAGACCAACGTCTTTTTAGTGACACCGTTGACGGCTCGAGTGTCGTACCTCAGAGATTTACCGGCGGCCATTTCGCCGACGAGTCGATCGAGAGCTTTGGCTTTGTAGCGAATAGTGTTGGCAAAATAGTTGAAGATTTTATCGCAACCGGGATTGTTGCTGGTCGCTCGTTTGTTGACGGCGCACACGCTGACAAAAGCATCGGCTGTAAATTCAGCCGATTCCGAATCGCGACGCAAAAACGACTGGAAATCACGACCGCCGTACAAAACGATTTGGTCGTTGGCGGCACCCAACAGTTTCATGGCGTGCACTTTGTTGTAGGCCACCAAGGTTTTACCCAACGGCAAGTAGAGTCCCGAACCGCGAACGGGATAGTAATAGGTGCCGACAAAAAGAGTCGGGTCGGCGAAAAACGAGTACATGGGTCCGAAACGAATGACTTCCAAATAGGGTCCAACTTGACCCAAAACATTGGCGTCTTGATCGAGAGTCACGCCGTTGGGTACGCGGAAAAACTGATTCGTCACATCGCGACGAGGTGTAATGGGCGTGGCTGGTTGAATTTCCGGAGGCATTTTGTAGTAGATTTCCAATTTTTGGTAGCGACCGACGAGATCGGCTTCGCTCATCGACGACCACGATGTCGCCGGTGAATTGGGATAGACGAGTTTAAAGTATTCGACCAATCGATCTTTTTCCGTAGCCGGTTTCAAAGCGCCCGAAGCGATAGCCGCTTTGACTTGATCCAATTCATTGAAAATGGGCGATTCGGGCTGTCCAAAACGGACGATATTGTTGCACGTCAACAAAACCGAATCGCCGACCCAGTTCAAGACACCGCCTTTCGTCTGACATTCCTCTTTGGATTTAAACATGATTTCTTGCGACGTGGGGAACGCGCCGTTCGGGGTCGGACCCGGTTTCGGAGGAGTGGTACCCCCGCCACCACCACCACCACCACCGGGAGTAGGACTTCCGCCGCCACCACCACCACCACCTGGAGACGGACTACTGCCGCCATCTCTACCAAAAGGGATCGTCATCCACATGAGCCAAGGAGTCACAATCATAATTATTATTATGGCGATGATTTGACTTCTTTCTAACATTTATTATTTAAAAAATCAAAGGATGGTATCGTTTTAAAATAGGATTGTATAACGGCGTCGGGGACAATGCCTGATTCTTGACATTTGGCGTCGTAAACTTGTTGGTAGCAAGCGAGAATTTCAGGCGTTTCCAACTCGATAATTTCACCATGAGTTTTAATCATGATCGTTTTAAATTTTTCGATTTGCTCCAAGTGTTGAGTGTACAGAGCGGCGATGGTGGCCATTTTGTTGCGTTTGACAATGTACGTTTCAACGGGATCTTTGGCTTTGGTTTCGTCAACGTCGTCCAGTAGCGCTTTGGTTCGATCTTGAAGTTCTCGAGTCGTGTCCTGTTCGCTGGCCTCGGCGCGTTTTCGCATCTCTTTTTCGGCCTGTTGATAGTCGTCATCGAGAACAACCTTATCGACGACTTTACCCATGATGGCTTCACAGATGGGGAAAGGACGACCGACGACGACGGTGTGAATCTTGTTGCAACTGTCTGTTTTTCTGATGATTTTTCTGGCAGCCGTAGCCGCTTCTTCTTCGGTGGCGTAGACGCCTCTAATTTTGGCGAAAGCCAACACGTTGTACTTGTTGATGCCGCCGGGAGCGGCTGGGAAAAAACTAAAAAGAGCATACTTTTGACCTTCGATGGGTGGATCTTGAACGGCGCGTTCCACCTGCGGGTAGTCGACAATGTGCAATGCGGCGCAAGCGGCTCGCGTTTCTTCCAACGTCAAAGGCGGCACAAACGGGTCCGGTTGCCATCTTTCTTTTTTCAATCTTAGACTCATTATAATAATATAATAATTTCTTAGTACAAGCTCACTTTTTAAACTCTCAATTTACAAAACAGGGAAACCCATTGTACCGCCGGCAATGCGGATAATATTGTTGACGATGACGGTGACTATAAATTCGAACGTCTGACCGAAATTGGTGCCCGACAAGACGGGGCCTGTGCCGTTACTGGCTATGATGGCGTCATCGCTAGCAGCTGGCACCAAGCTGACGTTGGACAATTTACCGTAATTGGTACTGCCCATGGGATCGAGATCGTTGAATTTCAACGAATACGAATACAAATGGTAGCCAGTGTCGGTGGGACAAGCTGGAGCGTGATAGTAGGGATTGACTAGACTGAAATAATCGCTACCCATGTTGGAAAAACGATTGGAATTCTCGTAGATGAGCGTCGTGTGCTTGATGGGATCGCGAGCGTAGCGGCTTTCGTAATCGATAGCTGTAGTAGTTGGAGTGACGACGGGAGAGGCAGTCGTGTAATTGGACCACTGATTGGCAAATGTGGAATTGCGAACCTGGAAAAAGAGGGCTTTGACGGCGTGATTGAAACGAACGTCGTAGCTAGGAACTGGATTGGCTTTGGGATTGAACGATTGACGAGGAGCGATTTGAACTTGTTCAATCAAAATGGTACGTTGAGATTTACCCATCAGAATACGTTCCTTGTTGCTGACGATGGCGTAGTTGGCCCATACTTGAACGCTTTCCAAGACGGGAGCGGCATCGATATCGACACCGACAACAGGCACGTTGACTTGAGCTCCGGCGGCGGCTGCATTGTCCAAAATGAGCAATTCTTTCCAGTCGCGGAACTGGAAATTAATGTGCATCTCGTTGTAAGGGATGGCAGCGGTGGGTAGAGAGACGCCAACATCGCGAGTGAAAAAGAAGGGTAAAACGAGATTGAGCGTTTGACTAGGAATAGTGTCTCCTGGACCGTGAGGATCGATCATGTCGCCAATGTTGCCAATCATTTGATCGTAAGCGGCGCGTTTACTAGCTTCGACAGTGAACTGAGAATAGGCATCCAAATGATAATTGTGGATGGTGTGAGCAAACAAATCGTTGAAAGAAATGCTCGTCTCTCGAATGAGATTGTGCATGAAATTTTTGGTCCAACGAAGGCGACCGTTGGCGGCAAAGCTATTGGTAATTTTGAGAGTGACGGCGGGAACGACGACGCGAAGCCACACGTGAATGAGGTAGTCACCGGCGCGACTGACGCTGACACTCCACTCTTGCCCGAAACCGGCATTGCCGTTGTTGCGCGACAACAATACGGGAATCTGAGTGAACCAAGTCGATTTCAAGGTGGAGCGGACAAAGTAAACGATGGCATCGGGTCCCGAGTACATGTACTTTTCGATCTCATCCAATGTTGCAATATCAATAAATCCTGAAGTGATATTCGATTGCGCCATTTTTTGATAATATATTTATTATAACGCCAGAATAGATTTTTGTTGATTAAAAATTCCTAGTTTAGATGTAAAGATGGATAATATCTTGGAATTTCACAAACAAATAGAAACACATTTTAAGGAGGAAATTAGTCAGCTAGAAGGGTTGACGACTCGCGAACAACAAGTGTGCGACTACCTGTCGCAACCGTGGCTCTCGGAACGCGTTCGCAGTCACTTGATTGACGATCTGGACGAGATTCGTACCACCATTAAAAATATTAATTTTATTCGTTTCTATTTCGTAGAAATTCGTTCGATTCTCAAAGAGTACGTGCAGCTGATGCAAATGCCGACGGTGAACACGTTCTTCCAGAAAGAGGACGGCACCAAGCAGCAGCATCACGCGCGTAAAACGTACGTGGTGAAAAATTTTTGGGAAATTTTTGATTGCTACAAAAAGTACTACTACAACGTCAAAGTGGTCGATCAGCAAAAAGACGATCCGAACACGTGCCAGTATTGCGGTTCGACTCTCGGCTACTTTTTCGACGAAACAGTCAACATTTGCTACACGTGCAAATCGGAGAAAGTCTACTTTATACAGTCGAGCAATACGGACACGACGCGCGTCAATCCCAAATACATTTACGATCGAAACCAACATTTTCGCGACTGCATGATACGTTTTCAGGGTAAACAAAAGAACACTATACCTCCAACTATTTTAGAAAATATTAGTAACCATTTGAGCGACTATCGGTTGACGACCATCAGTCTCAGTCACGTGTGTATGATTATGAAAAATTTAGGCTACAGTAAGTACTATGACGACTACGTGTTGATTCACCATTTGATTACGGGTCAACCTCCGTGCGACATTTCCTTCATTGAAGAGCAGCTCTTGCAAGAATTTGACATCATCAATATGGAGTTGAAGAATTTCAAGGAATTGAATAAGAAAAATTTTAATACACAATACATCTTATTTTTACTACTAAAGCATCACAATATCAACGTTCACGCTGATCATTTCATGTTGATAAAATCCAATGAAAGAAAACTATTGACAGATAAAATTTGCAAAACTATCTTTAAATCGCTAGGTTGGAAGTTTAACAGTATCCTCTGAACACACTGCACACAATGTTGTTTCGCTTCTTCAAGAAACCCTTCTCATTGACTGCCGCTACGGTACCGACCATTCACGGTTTGTACGGCGTGACCAAGAAACGTGATGGAGAACTGGTGGCCATCAACGGAGACGGATACGCGTACGACATCAACGAAAAGAGAGTGTGCCAAGTGCCGACGTTTCCTCACATGGAATTCGTGGCCTACGGCGAATACATCAAAGGCGACGAAAACAAAGACGACGTTATTTATCTGTTTGAGACCAACAGTTTTCGAGTGGATTACACGAAACGACACGATTCCCTGAAAAAATTGGTCGACAACAAGATCCTATTTCTCAACAATTGCGTCTTTACGTCGTACCCGTTCAATTACATTCGAGATCATTACGATAGCGTCGATGAGGGCTTCATTTTAACGCGAGTTCACGGCAAAAGTCCCGTGTACAAATACAAAAAGTCCAACGACACGGTCGATTTCTACATCAAAGACGGCAAATGTTGGTGCCTCATTGCTCGAGCGCAGTACGACGAATTGAACGACACGCCTCCCGATACAGACGCCAATTATTTTCTGGTCGAATTCACACCGTGCAGCGAGTATCGTGGCGAGGAAACGGATTGCGTCGTCGAGTGCCACTGGAAGGAAGATGCCAATCAAGACGCGGCGTCAACCGATAAAGTCGGAGCGTGGTACGGTTACCGCGTGCGCCAGGACAAGACGGATCAATTCAAAGCCACCGGATGCGGACCGAACAATTGGAAAACGTGCATGGATCACTATGAAAATTTC